GACCGCTTTACAACAGAGCGCACAGCAGAAATCGCCAAGGCTAAGGCAGCACAGTTTGATGCCCGTGGCCCACTTGACGAGGTAATGAAGGCTCTAGAGTCGCTAAACGAGAGGATTGATTCTCTAGGAAGCGGAGAAGGAGCAACAACCATCGCAAAGAGCGAAGACGCAGCCCCACAGATTACTATTCCATCAACTCAGGACATGCACAAGATGTCATGGGATGAGGTACACGCCCTAGCAGACAGGGCTTTTAACAAGGGAGAGTGAATAATATGGCAAGAGATTATGTACGAACAATAACAGATATGGAGAGATACTACTACGGTGCAGGTAACGCAATGGGTTACTCATACACTGGAAGCGAACTACTGAAGGCCGACAGCCCAATGCTGTCTACAACTGCTGGTACTTACCAAGCAATCTACGGACGCAAGGTTTGGTCACAATTGAACCAAGAGTTCAACGCCTTCTCAATACTACCTAAGAAACCGTGGGACAGGTCAGGATGGCGTGTCATCACTGCAAAGCCTAACGGCGGTGCTCTACACGGTGGAGTTGCAGAGAACGCAACACTACCTGAGACTGTAAAGCCTACCTTCCAGCACATTGGCGCAAAGCCAAAGACGATTGCTCACACCTTCGACATGTCGGAGACAGCAATCTTCCTAGCAGACAGGGACGATGGACTTGGAGACATCCGAGCAGTTCTCAAGGAAGAGATGGGCAAGCACCACGCAGAGATGGTCAATAAGATGCTACTAGGAGATGTAGACTCACCAGCGGCTAACAACTTTGAGTCGCTAGACCGAATTACCGCTGCTGATGCAGGGACAACCGGACTTACTGGACTGAAGACATCAAGCAGCAACCCGCACGTTAGTGCTGCTGCTGACCTAGACATCTACTCAATAGACAGAAGCGCAAACTCGTGGAGTCACGCTGAGATGGACTGTGCTGCTGATACACTAGACGCAAGCCGCAGAACTTTCAGCCTAGACCACCTAGATACGCTGTTCCAGCGCATTTGGGAGCGTGGTGGAAACCCCAAGGTTATCCTAACGGGTTACGACACTCTAATGAGACTACAGCAACTACTACAGTCCCAACAGAGGTTCATGGAAGAGAAGAGAGTCACCCCAACCTACAACGGTGTAAAGGGTGTACCCGGAATCGAGGCAGGTTTCATCGTAGCAACATACAACGGTGTACCAATCATCCCAACAAAGGATATGCCCGATGATGGCGGAATCAGCCGTCTATACTTCTTGGACACTGACTACCTATACTTCAGCACAGCAATCCCGACCCAATACTTTGAGTCCGGTATCGAGACTGGTGACCCATTCGCAATTAACAGACTAGGACAGGAAGGACTTTACCGAACTATGGGTGAAGTGTGGACTACTTTCTTTGGGGCGCAAGGCTCAGTGAGGGATTTAGTCTGAGGACTCAATTGGAGAAAATGAAGAGGTGAAATGATATGGCAAACACACTAACAGTAACAGGAAGCAGTACGACAGCAACCCTTGTGGGAGCATGGGAACTCAGAGCGGGTTCTCATGACACCACTGAGTGGTTAGACGGAGCAGCAGATGTTTCGTACCCCGGCGGTGGCCCCGGTACATTCAACGCATCTAACAGCGATGGTGCAAATGGGTACGACCCAGCACCAAAGATGGCACTAGTTACACTAGGCTCAACTACAGATGGAGCAACCGTAACACTAAGCGGCGGAGCAAGCGCAATCCTCGGAGTATTTACCGAGAACGGCACAGCCAACGCAGGTGTAGCATTGGGAGCAAACTACAGCGGTCTAGTGGTTACACTAGAGACAGCGGGAACTGTAACAGCCGGACAACTACTAGTTATGTACAATTGAGGTGGGTAGTAATGCCTATCCTCAGATACAACGGGCCTTCCTTCTATGGTAGATGCCCTGACCCAGCAACGGCTGACTTCACTCGTGGAGAAGAGAGAGAAGTCAGCCAAATGTGGGTTGATGAGTGGCGAAGGGTTCTAGGTGAACCCAAGTTTACCTTAGTTGGCGATGAAGGAGTAACTATTGATGCTGGACTAGACGGCATCCCTGATTCGGGATGGAGAAACAGCGACATTAAAGCATGGCTAGTTGAGAGAGAAGTAACAATCTCAAGGGGCTATACAACGAAAAGCGGGCTACTACAACTGGTGGCCTTACATCTCAATCCACCTGCACCTACCCCTGTTGTGGTAGAAGCAGTGGAAGAGATTGTTGAAGAAGTGGTTGAAGAGCCAGTAGAAGCAACAGAAGAAATAACAGAAACAACAGAAAACGATGGAGAGTGATATAATGGCAATTAGTTTTGATAACAGACCGACAGTATTTGGAAACCTTATGGTGATAACAGGCACGTTTGCTAATGGCGATTCCTCCGTAGACCTATCCGGTTATTTGGCGGATATAGTTTCGTTCACAGCAATGGAGAACGATTCCACGCCAAGAGCACTGGTGGCATCATACGATGGCACTACTGCTTACTTCACGGAAGCAGGGTCAGGCGGCGGAAGGTTCATGGCTATGGGACACCGCAACTGAGGCGGTGAACAAGTATGGTGAAAGCAATACAAGTGATTGGGCCTTACAGTCCTAAGGAGTTCTCAGGTGCTGGGAATGACGGTGCGTTGAGCACTAGCATGACGACAGACATTGAAGCCCTAACGGGTTACAATGGCGCAAAGGTAGTTTCTGTAGAACCCATTACCGTTTTAGGCAATGTCTTTTTGGTGGTATATCAGAAACCATGATTAGGTGGGGAGAGAATTGAATGTCTTTTGGATTGAAACACCTCGATATTGAAGAAATAGAAAGGCTTCAGAAGCAAGGTGTGAGAGCAGAAGAACATTATCACCCCAACATAGCGACTGATGAGAAAGACCCGCTAAAGGGTGTTATCACCAAACAAAGGGCTAACGCTCAGAAAGCATCTGATGTTTTGAATATCAAATCAGGCACTCGGTGTACCCATTGTGGTATGCTTCATTTCATGTGGAGAGAAAACTGTGGTTCTTGTGACAAACCGATGGACTTCAATCTAGGGGTGAAGGAATGAATAACTATTGGGATTTCTTGAAAGCAAGGAAGGATTACCTAACACCAAGAAAGACAAAAAGGACATTTGTTGAACACGCCGAATCCGGTTTCAAAGG